TGCAGTAACCGCTGCGTCAGCATCCTTGATGATAAGTTTTGACATCGTGTATTCTCCGAAAGGTTTCTATGTGAAACAGTCCAGCAGGACTGCTTGAGATAGAGGCCCAATGAAGGGCCACTTCGTTTTGGTGCAAGGTCTTTTCTCTTCCTCGCCAGCCAGAAACCGCTGTTGAAAGGGACATCCGCATCTAGTCTGCAACTTGCAGGATCATCGGCTTGTCTGGCTCTCGAAGCACTGGACTGTCGCGCTGTCCCCATCGGGGCGTCTGCTTTCGGGGTTCGGACAGGGGGGCAATCAGGGCCGCGCCGTCCTTCCGACAATTAGGTAGATAGTATTACTGGTGGCACTTATCAATACTTAATGACGCTTAATGATAGATGACGTAGCGTCAACCTCTTGCACTTTTCCCTGAATGCCCAACAAAACATGAGGATATCGTGACAATAAAAAGTTCATGGGATATGGTTGGCATAAGTTCAATTGAACTAAACGGCCCAAGCAGCTCGATCAAAATGACAAGCAGCTTGCACATTGGAGATAGAAGATGACAGACCAGACACCGAAAACGCCGACAGCCAAGCGCAGCGCCAAGCAACCTAAGCTCACAGTAATAGAGAACAAGAACACAGGCACCAAGACAAAGGTAAGGGATAGGGTAAGCGCAAGGAGTGCCAACCTCCCCAATGGTCTGACAGAGAAGCAAGAGGCGTTCTGTATGGGTGTGTTCTCAGGCCTGTCATTTAGTGATGCGTACAGAGAGGCGTATGATGCAGAGAACATGAAGCCTGCAACAATACATCGGCAGGCACATGAGCTAGTCATCAACAGCAAGATCACCACAAGATTAGATCAGCTACATAGGGACAGAGAGCAACAACAGCGCATGCAGAGCCTCTCTCGATCAGACTTCGTTTTGAAACGGCTGCAAGATGAGGCGATGAACTCTGACAATTCAGACGGCGCTCGTGTTCGTGCGTTGGAGCTATTGGGTAAGAGCGTGGCACTGTTCACTGACAAGGTTGAGACTGAGGATAAGACAGAGCGTGACGCCGCGACGATCAAGTCTGAGCTGCAGGCCAAGCTGGATCGGCTGCTGGGATGATCGACTGACAGGATCGGTTGGGATCAGACGGATCGCGCCCCGCCCCGTTTCAATGAGAAGGAACGCGCGACCCCCACCCGCCCCCACCCCCCCTGTTAGCCTCACCCGCCCACGCATGCGCATACATAGTGTTTCCCACAAACAATTACATAAGCTGAGGAATCCTAGACCCCCTCCTAAATCCAAATAAAAAAAAGCAAATGAACCTATAGTCTGGGTATGCTCGCTATATCGCCAACGGATGTGGGCTGATAGCGTACTCCCTTAGCGAGCAGTTTCTTTATATGGGCTATTATATGTTAGTGCCGTGGTTGGGAGGCGCTTAATTAGTGCTTTTCTGCCAACTTATCGATCTTACCTTCTAGGCGAAGGATGTGATCTACGACTCGATTGAGTTCTGATTGGTGATCGTCCCGCTTCATGTAGTTTTCGCGGGTCATATTCAGGAGAATGTTAAGTCTTTTTACTTCATTGTGGATTTGGTTAAACCACCAAGCCAAAGGCGCTATGATAAGCACTAATATGATATCCCAAATCATAGGTATAGAAACTTCCATGTAGCTTTCTCCTCACCCCCCCACCCTATACATGGTAATAAATTAGTTCAATAGAACTATATCTGTTACACAAAACGGATTTAAATACAGATTATAATCCGTTTAAATTACGTTACGTCACTTTATCACAAGTTACGCAACGTCACTCTTTAAAGAAAACTCTTATTTCCTATTATAATAGGTAGTCTATTAACTATAATAGGTAGTCTAATATCTATATAGGTAGATATATTGTATAGTATATAATATAATACGCGCGAGGCAGACCAGACTCCCATGGTTTGTCTTGAGGCAGGTGGACTGTCCCCACCTTTGTCCGCCTGCCACCTAAAGGAGGGACTATGCAGAAATTAACTGCGATGAAAGATAAGATCGCTCAATTGCCATTAGAGCAACAGGCAGAGCTTCTAGAGTTAATAAGTGAGCTTGAGGATGCGGAGAACAAGGTAAGCGCCAAGGATGACTTCATAAGTTTTGTGAACATCATGTGGCCTAGCTTTATATCAGGCAGGCACCACAAGACTATGGCTGAAGCGTTTGAGCGGGTAGCCAAGGGTGAGTTGAAGCGGCTAATCATCAATATGCCGCCACGGCATACTAAGTCTGAGTTTGCTTCCTTTCTTTTGCCTGCTTGGTTCTTGGGTAAATATCCACATAAGAAGGTTATCCAGACGGCCCACACTGCAGAGTTAGCGGTTGGGTTTGGCCGTAAGGTCAGAAACCTTATCCAGTCTGAAGATTTTCAGAAGGTCTTTAAGGGAATAACCCTATCCAGTGACTCAAAGGCTGCTGGACGTTGGAATACGAATAAGCGGGGTGATTACTTTGCTATTGGTGTGGGTGGCGCTGTGACTGGTAAAGGTGCGGACCTCTTGATCATTGATGACCCCCATAGTGAGCAGGACGCCCAACAGGGGCAGTTCAATGGTGAGGTCTATGACCGGGTATATGAATGGTATACATCAGGTCCACGCCAGCGCCTGCAGCCCGGTGGTGCTATTATTGTCGTTATGACTAGATGGTCCAAGAAAGATTTGACTGGTCAGATTTTAAAATCCACGAGCGATAGGAAGGGAATGGATGACTGGGAGGTAATTGAGTTTCCGGCACTGATGCCTTCGGGACGGCCACTCTGGCCTGAGTTCTGGTCTGAAGAAGAGCTTGAGGCTCTCAAGGCAGAGCTTCCAGTGTCGAAGTGGTCAGCTCAGTATCAGCAAGACCCAACGTCTGAAGAAGGTGCGCTTATCAAACGTGAGTGGTGGAGGGAGTGGGACAGCCTTACGCCACCGCCATGCGAAGCTATTATCCAGTCTTGGGACACAGCGTTCCTGAAGACGCAACGATCTGACTATAGCGCCTGTACGACATGGGGAGTATTTTATCATCCAGACAGCAATGGTAGGTCTCAGCCAAACATTATCTTGCTTGATGCTTATAAAGAGAAACTAGAGTTTCCTGATCTGAAGAGAGCTGCCTACGACAAGTATCAAGAGTTCGAGCCAGATCAAATGATCGTGGAGAAAAAAGCGTCTGGTGCGCCCCTCATATTTGAACTTAGAGCTATGGGAATACCTGTTACTGAGTTCACTCCATCTAGGGGTCAAGACAAGATTGCTAGGGTAAATGCAGTAACAGACTTGTTTGCAAGTGGTTCAATATGGTATCCACCTACCAGATGGGCAGAAGAAGTGATCGAGGAGTGCGCGTCATTCCCCTCTGGGGATCATGACGACTTAGTGGACTCGACCACTCAAGCTCTGCTAAGGTTTAGACAAGGCGGCTGGGTGAGAGCTGAATCAGATGACTGGGATGACGAGCCAAAATACCGAAGACCAGTTGAGTACTACTAGGAGCAAGTTATGGCTATAGAGAAGCAAATGGAACCTTCCGATTTTGAGATCGAAGGAACAGAGGCCGAAGAAATTGAAGTCGAAGTTGTAAATCCAGAAGCAATATCTATCGATACAGGTGACGGTGGGGTCATCATAGATTTTGAAGGCGGCATCTCAGATGAGGTCATGGGGGGAAATCATGACGAAAACCTTGCTGAACTTATCGATGAGGCCACTCTTCAAAGTATGGCGTCAGAACTTGTAGAAGACTTTGATTCAGACCGTGAATCACGCCGTGATTGGGCAAGAGCCTACGTCAAAGGCTTGGATTTGCTAGGCATGAAGATCGAAGATCGCAGTCAACCATGGCAGGGTGCATCCGGTGTGTTCCACCCGGTACTAACTGAAGCGGTTGTACGCTTCCAAGCGCAGGCTATGGGGGAGCTTTTCCCTGCATCTGGCCCTTGTCGTACTAAGATCATGGGCAAAATGACCCCTGAGAAGCTAGATCAAGCTGATCGCATTCAGACAGAAATGAACTACCTCCTCACAGAAGAGATGACTGAGTACCGTGATGAGACAGAGCAGATGTTGTTTAAGCTCCCACTCGCTGGCTCTGCATTTAAAAAGGTATATTACGATCCGCTAGAGGATCGCCCAGTATCTATGTTTGTTCCTGCAGAAGACTTTGTAGCGTCATACGGTGCATCTGACTTGGCATCATGTCCACGCTACACCCACTTCATGAAGAAAACATCTAATGAAATCTTGGAGTTACAGGTTGCCGGGATGTATCGTGATGTTGACCTCCCTGCTCCAGAGCCAGACTTCTCTGACATTCAGGAAAAATACGACGAACTCGATGGGGAGAGTGCTGTCATTGAGGATGACGACCGTCACACAATTCTTGAGATGCATGTAACCATGAACATGCCAGAAGAGTTTGATGATCCAGACGGCATCGCTCGCCCCTATGTTATTACCATAGACAAGTCTTCTAGGGAGATACTTGCTATCAGAAGGAACTGGTACGAAGACGATGCTAAGAAAAAGAAACGACTACACTTTGTCCATTATAAGTATTTGCCGGGGTTGGGTTTTTATGGCACGGGCCTTATTCATCTCATCGGTGGTCTCGCCAAGTCTGCCACTTCGATTCTTCGCCAGCTTGTTGATGCTGGTACATTATCGAATCTGCCTGCTGGTCTTAAAGCTAGGGGTCTCCGCATTAAAGGGGACGACACGCCGCTTATGCCGGGTGAGTTCAGGGACGTTGACGTTCCGGGTGGTGCTATTCGGGATTCAATTACGTTCATCCCTTACAAGGAACCATCGAGTGTTCTCTACTCTTTATTGGGAAACATTGTCGAAGAGGGAAGACGCATTGGTTCAGTTGCGGACATTCAAGTAGGTGACATGAATGCTCAGGCACCAGTGGGGTCTACCCTCGCTTTGATGGAACGATCCATGAAAGTTATGTCTGGCGTTCAGGCGCGTATGCATGCAGCCATGAAGAAAGAACTTCGTCTCTTATCTAGCATCATCCGTGACTACATGCCATCAGAGTATGCTTACGAGATGGACGGTGACTTTGATCGTCAGAGGGATTTTGACTCTCGTGTAGACGTTATACCTGTGTCTGACCCCAACGCTGCGACGATGTCCCAGCGGATCATGCAGTATCAGGCAGCCCTACAGCTATCTCAGCAGGCTCCACAGCTCTACGACTTGGGCAAGCTACACCGACAGATGCTTGAGGTTCTGGGTATTCAGGACGCTGGGGATATCATTAAGCTGCCAGATGATATCAAACCGTCTGATCCTGTGACAGAGAACATGATGCTGCTCAAGCAAGAGCCTGTCAAAGCCTTCAAGTATCAGGACCACGAGGCACATATCGCCGTCCACATGGCAGCGATGCAAGACCCAAAAATGCGGGAGATGATTGGTCAGTCCCCGTTTGCTCAAGCAATTGGTCAAGCTATGTCTGCTCACATCACAGAACACGTTGCGTTCCAGTATCGTCGTGAGATTGAGAAGATGCTTGGTGTTGAGATGCCCAATGAAGATCAGCCTTTGCCAGAAGATGTAGAGGTTCAAATCTCTAGGCTCGCTAAGGATGCCGCTGAGAAGCTCCTCCAAAAAGATCAGATGGAAGCGCAGCAGCAGCAGATACAACAGCAGCAGCAAGACCCAGTTGTCCAAATGCAACAGATGGAGATGCAGATGAAGCAGCGCGAGCTTGAGCATAAAATCTCTATGGACACTCAGAAGCTTCAGCTTGATGCGATGGCGAAAAGTTCAAATGCACAAATTCAAGCTGAAAGAATTTCTGCCGAGAACCAAAGGGAGGGCGCTCGTTTGGGTGTCAAGCTCGCAACTGACCTTGATAATTCACAACGCAGTGACCAGAGAGAAGGCGCTAAATTAGGGATAGAAATAGCAAGGGAGCTTACGAAAGGTAATGAGTGATAGTGTATTCGCTTTGTTAGAGCGCAAAATCGGAGAGTACGAGGAAGATATAAAGAACTACCTTGCTTCTGGTCAGGTCGAGGACATTTCAATGTATAACCGCTTGGTGGGCAGGCACGAGTCTTTGCAGTTTATTCGGCAAGATTTGCACGAAATAGAAAAAAGATATATTGAAAGCTAGAACTTTTATATATACAGTTCTGATTAGGGAGAGTTCGTGGGTGGTCCACGCTAAGGTATCTGTGAACCTTTAATCACTGCAGGAAGAGATATGTATACAGGAAATAAGAAGACAGAGGAAAAGGTGGCCTCTAAACTACCGAAGCCACAAGGATACAAAATCCTTATTGGTGTACCCGAAACAAGTGAGAAGACCGAAGGTGGGGTCATAATGCCTGACGGAATGCGTTCCGCAGAAGAGACTGCATCTATTATTGGTTTTGTCATGGAGCTAGGCGCTGACGCCTACGCAGATGAATCTAAATTTCCACATGGACCGTACTGCAAGAAGGGGGATTTCGTAATCTTCCGCTCGTATTCTGGCACCCGATTCAAGGTTTATGGGAAAGAGTTTCGTTTAATTAATGATGACACTGTAGAGGCAGTTGTCGATGATCCACGGGGGTACGCAAGAGCATGAACCAACTAGCAGAAAAAACAGATTTTGAAGACGAAACAGTCGCCGAAGCTTTAACCGACTCAGAGTCTAATAGCGATAGCGGATTTGAAATCGAAGTTGTCGATGATTTGCCCGAAGAACATAAAGGCAGACCAAGAACTTCAGAAGAGTTAAACTCGTCTGAAGTTGATGATGATGAGCTGAAGTCCTATAGCGATGGGGTTCAGAAGCGCATAAAGAAAATGACTTGGGAAAAGAAGGAAGAAGAGCGTCGACGCCTTGAGGCTCAGAACCTTCAAGAAGAAGCCTTACGGTATGCCCAACAAGTAAAGGCTGAGAACGAACAGCTACGCAAGACCCTTTCAGAGGGTGAAGGCGTCCTTGTCAATCAAGCTAAGGGGCGTGTTACCGCCGAGCTGGATAAGGCTAAAGCCGCTTTTAAGGTCGCCTACGAAGCAGGTGACCCTGACGCCTTACTTGTCGCTCAAGAGCAGCTTAACGTCCTTCAAAACGAGAAAGTTCGTTACGATAACTACAAGCCTCAACCAGTTCGACAGAAAGCACCTGAACCACAATATCAGGCACCTGCTGCTCAACCGCGTAAACCCGATCAACGCGCTATGGATTGGGCGCAGCGTAATACTTGGTTCGAGCAAGACCCTGAAATGACTGGCTATGCTTACGGCCTACATGAAAAGCTTGTGAAAAGCGGTATTGATCCGCGCTCCGATCAATACTACAGTGAGATAGACAATGCGGTTCGCCGCGTGTTTCCAGATAAGTTTGGCAATGAGAATATTGAGGAATATGCACCTCAACGCCAAGCGGGTAACGTAGTCGCCCCTGCCGCTCGTAGCGGTAAAAGACCACGCAAAGTGCAACTGACCTCAACGCAGGTTTCTCTCGCCAAGAGACTTGGTCTGTCAAATGAACAATATGCGGCGCAATTGATGAAGGAAATGAAATAATGTCGAATAGGAACTCACGCACTACAGAGACCCGCGAGTCGGGTCAACGCAAGGTGTCATGGCAGAGACCATCAATGTTACCAACCCCCGAACCTAGACCCGGTATTGAGTACCGCTGGATTCGCACTTCTACTCTTGGGAAAAATGATAACACCAACGTCTCTTCTAAATTTCGTGAGGGATGGACACCCGTTCGTTCAGAAGATCATCCAACCCTTCAAGTTGTGTCTGATATCGAGTCTCGATTCACAGACAACATAGAGGTCGGTGGATTACTGCTTTGTCAGAACTCAACCGAAAATGTGCAAGCTCGCCGTGAGGCCCAGCTCGATCAGGCCCATAACCAGATGAGTGCTGTGGACAATAGCTACTTGCGTAATTCCGATCCGCGCATGCCCGTACTAGACCCAGAGCGGTCAACGCGATCATCATTCGGCAAGTGACCTGAAGTGGGAGCTTGTCTAACTTAAATTAGGAGTAAGAGAGATGGCTACTACAGCAGCTCCCTATGGCCTACGTCCTGTCAAACGTGCGGACGGAATGCCATATGCTGGGGCAACGTCCCAGTTTCTCATCGACCCCGCTGGTGAAGCGACTAACCTGTTCTACGGGCAAGTTGTTCACATTGGAGCCGATGGGTATATCGCCCTGTCAACAGCGACAGGTGCCGATGGAACCACAAATGCGTTCCCAACAGGTACAACCCTAACGGGTTCTCTTGGTGTGTTCGTTGGTTGTGAATATGTCAACTCCTCGGGCCAATTGGTTCAGGCTCAGTATTACCCATCTGGTACGTCCAATGGTGATGCTATCAAAGCCTATGTTGTTGACGATCCAAACGTACTGTTTCAAGTACAAGCCGATGGTGCGATGGATCAATCTGACATTGGTGCAAACACGTTCTTTGCAGCAGCGCAGTCTACCTCTACTGGTTCTACCACAACAGGTAACTCAACTTCTGCAGTAGACGCTACCACTGTCACAACAACCGCCGCCTTCCGTATCGTAAGTGCCGTATCTCCAATTGGCGATGCGTTCCCCGATCTGTTGGTTAAATTCAACCCCGGTTATAGCAGCATGACAAATGCTGTTGGCTTGTAAGGAGGCTAACTAATGGCTATTTCACGCGCCCAGCTCCTTAAAGAGCTATTGCCCGGTCTCAACGCTCTCTTTGGGCTTGAGTACGGCAAGTACGAAAACGAACATGCAGAAATCTATGAGACTGAAAACTCAGAACGTAGTTTTGAGGAAGAAGTAAAATTATCAGGATTTGGAGCAGCCCCAGTTAAGGCTGAAGGCTCCGCTATCTCTTATGATAATGCTCAAGAATCGTTTACAGCTCGTTACAACCACGAGACTGTTGGCATGGGTTTCTCCATCACTGAAGAAGCGATGGAAGATAACTTGTACGATTCATTGTCTGCACGTTACACCAAAGCCTTGGCTCGCGCCATGGCGTACACCAAGCAGGTTAAAGCAGCTTCGTTGTTGAACACAGGCTTCACCACATTCAACTCTGGTGATGGCACTACACTGTTCTCAACAACACACAGCACGGTGGAAGGTGGCAACAACGCTAACCGCCCTGCAGTTGCTGCAGACTTGAACGAAACCTCGCTTGAGCAAGCAGTAATTGACATTGCAGCGTTCACTGATGAACGTGGCTTGTTGATCGCCGCTCGCCCACGCAAGCTCATCGTTCCACCTGCGTTGATGTTTGTTGCGACTCGTTTGCTCCAGACTGAACTGCGTGTAGGTACAGCGGATAACGACATTAATGCTATCAACACTAATGGTTCGATCCCTGAAGGTTACCGCGTCAACCACTACCTGACTGACGCAGACGCCTTCTTCCTGACTACAGATGTTCCAAACGGCATGAAGCACTTTGTGCGTACTGCTATGCAGACATCTATGGACGGTGACTTCGATACAGGTAACGTGCGCTACAAAGCGCGTGAGCGTTATTCTTTCGGTGTATCCGATCCGCTTGGGATGTACGGTTCGCCCGGTGCATAAGTTCAACTGAACTTTCTACAGTTAGGGGCGGTCTTCGGATCGCCTCTTTCTTTTTGTTTAAACCTAGTGTATTCTGTCTTTACTAGGGCAAACATCAGCTTTGTAGACAGGTTACCGCCCTCCTGACGTTGCATAGACTACAAAGCGAATCCTTATGCAAAGGGTACTAAAATGGCTTCTACTACATTTTCAGGTCCAGTGACCTCAACCGCTGGTTTCATTGGCGACATCGTTGTTCCGACATACACAGTTGCAAGCGCCCCATCAGCCTCTGATGCAGGTGCAGGTACTATTGTCTATGTTTCTAACGGCGCAGCAGGTGCAGCAATTTTGGCCTTCTCTGACGGAACGAACTGGAAGCGTTCTGATACAGGTGCCACAATCGCCGCAGCATAAGGAGTTAGGTTATGAGTAGGTTTAAAGCACCCTCTGCCGAAGAACTCGCACGGCGTGGACTATATCCTGATGGGTCTCCTATCAGGACTACTCCCGTTCGCGCTCGAAATGATGACGGTACGCTTAAAGCAGACGACCCTTCCACACCTGATGTGAATGAGGCTTGGGAAGAGAAACCTGTTAAAAAGAAGCGTGGCCGTCCCCCAAAGAAAAAGGACTAGGCTATGGCTGGACAAGAGGTTCGCGCGTTTAACTTTGCAGCAAGCGACAGTGCTGCACTTGTAGGCCCATCACGAGGTAGGTTGCAGGGGGTTCTAGTGAACGCCGCTGCAGCCGCTGCGTTTACTATTCGTAATGGTAGCGCAACGGGAGAGATTTTACTTCAGCTAACCTTACCTACGGGTTGGAATGATGTTTACATACCAAATGATGGCATACTCGCTGATAATGGTTGTTTTGTTGCCGCCTTCACTGGCACAGGGAACACGATGACCCTAATCATAGAGTAGCGTGTTATGGCTGGAGCAGAGCCAAAGTCTAAAAAAGATTCCCACCTAGCTAGGCTAGCTAGGGCGGGTGTCTCTGGGTTTAATAAACCCAAGCGCACTCCTAGTCACCCAAAAAAGTCTCACATTGTTGTGGCTAAAGAGGGTGATAAGATCAAGACTATCCGCTTTGGGGAGAAAGGCGCAAAGACTGCTGGCAAGCCCAAGGCGGGGGAGTCTGATCGCATGAAAGCCAAGCGCAAGTCCTTTAAGGCTCGTCACGGCAAGAACATTGCCAAGGGCAAAATGTCTGCAGCATATTGGGCGGATAAAGAAAAATGGTAATATCTCGGTCTCAAATGGGAAGTCAGTTAGTAGGCAACCGCGTCTCTACTGGAGACGATGCGAGGGATTTAGACATCATTCGCTTTGGCGAAGGTGGTAAAACTAAGAAGAAGTCAAAGAGTAAAGTTAACGAGGCGGGTAACTACACTCAACCCGAGAAGCGCAAGCGTTTGTTTAATAGAATAAAAGCTGGCGGCAAGGGTGGCAATCCCGGTCAATGGTCCGCTAGAAAGGCCCAGATGCTGGCTAAGGCGTATAAGGATTCTGGTGGGGGGTACACATCGTGAAGGGCGTAAAGCATTATCGGAAGGATGGGACTGTTCATAAAGGCGGCACACACAAGATGCCTGATGGTTCATTGCATTCTGGCAAGACCCACGGGAAAACAAGTGTGAAGCTAGTGCATTATAAAGATTTAAGTAAGGCAGCAAAGGCTAAAGCAGATGGCGCTAGAACCAAGCCAAAAAAGTCTTAAAAGCTGGACTAAGCAGAAGTGGCGGACCAAGTCTGGTAAGCCATCTACGCAGGGCAAGAAGGCTACAGGTGAGCGATACCTCCCTGAAAAAGCTATCAAGGCTTTGACGGCTGCGGAGTACGCCGCTACTACTAAGAAGAAGCGCGAAGCTACTAAAAAAGGTAAGCAGGTTGCCAAGCAGCCGAAGAAAATTGCCAAGAAGACGGCGAAATATAGGAAGACTTAGATCATGGCAGTAGTCACACCAGACCTACCTGAACTGTTTGAGGAAGCATATGAACGTGCTGGCCTTGAGATGCGTTCTGGCTATGATTTGAAAACGGCTCGTAGGAGCCTTAACATATTAACATTGGAGTGGCAGAATCGTGGTCTCAATCTCTTTACTATTGAAGCGGGTACGCTCGCTATTACAGCGGGTACGTCAACGTATACCCTTCCTTCGGACACCATCGACATCATCGAACATCAAGTCCGAACAGGTACAGGTACAAATCAAACCGATACCGCCCTCGAAAGGGTCAGTGTCTCGACCTACGCCCAGCAAACCAACAAAAACACGCAAGGCAGGCCCACCCAAATCTACGTCCAAAGGCTCCCCACGGAAGTCAAAATAACCCTATGGCCTGTGCCGGATGCTACTACGCCTTATACGTTATCCTACTATAGGCTGAAGGGTATCGACGGTTTGTCTAGTGGTATTGGTGGGGATGTTACCACTGTACCACCACGCTTTGTGCCAGCTCTAGTATCGGGCATGGCTTACTATATTGCCATGAAGAAGCCAGATGTTGCCGCTCGTGTCCCGCTGCTAAAGCAAGAGTATGAGTTTCAGTTTCAGCTCGCTGCTGGTGAAGACGAGGAAACAGCGTCAATCAAGTTTGTACCCTTTGATACGTTTATGATGGGTGGATAATGAGCTACGCAAAAGCCAAATATGCCTTCGGGTTTTGTGACAAGACGGGGTTTCGTTACCCCCTCAAAGACCTTGTGCCTGAGTATAATAACGGCGTTAAGACTGGTTTTCTTGTCGGTAGAGATGTTGCTGACCCAGATCAGCCTCAAAACTTTCTTGGACGCATAAAGATTAACGACCCTCAATCTTTGAGAAACCCGCGCCCAGACACTTCTTTGCTGGAGAGCCGAGAGCTGTTTGGTTGGAATCCAGTTTGGAATTCTGCGCAGTATATGGTAGCTTCTGTAGGAAGAGTTACTGTCACCACAACTGATGGAGATTAGAATGCCAGCACCTAAAAAATCCTTACGTCCCAAAGCTCGCCCCAAATCTATCTATGGGGTCGAGGAAATAAGTACACAAAGCCCTGATGGTCTCACCATAGAAGAGCGCGAAAAACAAGAGAAGGCTAAGAAAAAGATGTATGGTGGTAAAATGAAGAAACCTGTTGCTATGAAGTCCGGTGGGAAGATGCCAATGGTACAGAAGGGCAGCAAGTCTGTACCAGCTTTTGCTGCTGACGGTGTTGGCAAAATGAGCTATGGCGGCAAGATGCCCAAGAAGATGGGTATGGGCGGTGGAATGGGTAAGTGCCGTGGTATGGGAGCTGCTACTCGCGGCGGAAACTTTAAAATGGGTTAAGTTCAAATGAACTATTCTGAGTTAGTGCAAGCGATAAAAGACTACACGGAAAACGAAGAAACAACTTTCGTGACCAATATCCCTACGTTTGTACAACAAGCAGAGGAACGCATTCATCGCCTAATCATCATACCGGAGCTTCGTAAAAATGTTACTGCTACCACTACAAATGGCAACCAGTATGTCACCAGACCAAGTGATTTCCTGTCTGTGTTTTCTCTTGCTGTTGTGGACGGTAGTAGTAATTACGAATACCTTATCCCCAAAGATGTGAACTTCATACGGGAGGCGTACCCTGCCGCTGCTACATCTGGATTGCCACGATTCTACGCTATCTTTGACGGTGATGTTCAAGCGACAGGCACAACGGGTAACTTTATAGTTGGCCCTACTCCAGACAGTGCTTACTCTATTGAGCTTCATTATTACTTTGACCCGCCCTCTATCGTTACGTCTAGCACTTCTTGGCTTGGGGATAATGCCGAGCGAGTTCTTTTGTATGGCTCACTTATTGAAGCCTATACATTTATGAAGGGTGAGCAGGATGTGTTGGCTATGTACCAGAAGAACTTTGACGAGTCATTGAACGACTTGGGTTTGCTTGGCAACGCAAGGCTAAAGCGTGATAATTATAGAGACGGTGAACCAAGGGCGGATATGTAATGTCACTAGGAAGTATGGGTATTCCTCAACACAAGCAACTTGTTGAGGTTCGGACAACGCAAAACAGAGGCTTCTCTCCAGAGGAAGTAGCGCAGGTGTGTGTGCAAAAAATCGTGTCTGTATCGGACACAGCACCCCCAGCTATTCGAGAGCAAGCCAAAGCGTTTGCGGACAATATTGAGGAGGTGGTTACTTTCTATATGAAAAGAGCTATCGAAAGTGATCGCACATCAGTGTATAACGCTCTCAATGAAGCGGGGAAACCCGATCTAGCTGAACTTATAAGGAGACTTTAGCATGGCCTTTACAGGTAACTTTATGTGTACTTCCTTCAAGCAGCAGTTGCTTGAGGCTCAACACAACTTCTTGCTTTCTGGAGGGGATACCTTCAAGATTGCATTGTACACCAACAGCGCCTCTTTCACTGCGGCGACTACGGACTACACGGCGACTAACGAAGTCGGAGCGTCCGGTTCGTACTCAGCGGGTGGCGGCACGTTAACGCGCATCAACCCAACCACATCTGGGACGACAGCGTTTACAGATTTTGCAGACATTACGTTTACGTCCGCAACTATCACTGCTCGCGGTGCGTTGATCTACAACACCACAACAGGTGCTGGAACCGGAACAACAGACACAGTTGTTGTACTGGACTTTGGATCAGACAAGACCTCGACTTCAGGGGACTTTGAGATTGTTTTCCCAGCGGCTGACGCGAGTAACGCTATCATTCGCATAGCATAAGGAACCCGTCCCAATGGTTACGCTGGTCAACAGAGCAAAGATGTCCACGGCAACCACCGGGACGGGAACAGTTACTTTAGGTAGCGCAGAGAGCGGGTTTCAAAGCTTTGCTGCCGCTGGCGTCTCCAATAGTGATGTTGTGCGCTACACTATCGAAGACGGAAGTTCATTCGAGATAGGCACTGGCACTTACACTGCCAGCGGCACTACGCTGTCGCGCACTTTGGTTGAGAGTTCGACTGGGTCGCTTCTTAACTTGAGCGGCGATGCCGTAGTCTTCGTCACTGCCGCTGGCTCTGACATCCAGCAACCTCCCTCCGAGGGCGCTTTTGTAAATGGTGACAAGACGAAGCTAGATGGCATTGAGGCTGGTGCTACTATAGATCAAACGCCCAGCGAATTACTGGCAGCTATTAAGACGGTTGACGGTTCAGGCTCTGGTCTTGATGCTGATACAGTAGATGGTGTACATGCCGATGCCTTGAAGCAGGCTGTAAACGCAACTGCTCTTACCTCAAGTGACAGCATAGATAGTGTTACTGATGGTTGGTACAGGTGGAGTAGCTCTGCTCCTACGGGTTCTTATGCAGACTATATGGTTATGGTTCAATCTAATGATGGGGCGCAATCTACTCAACTGACGTTTGGAACAACCAATCATATTGTTGCAGTAAGGCGTAAAGATGCTGGAGTCTGGTCGAGTTGGGCTGAAATGTGGTCTAATGAAAACGATGGCTCTGGTTCTGGTCTTGATGCTGACTTGTTGGATGGTCAGCAAGGTAGTTATTATGCAGTTTCTACTGGCTCCAAGTCAAATGACTTTAACGCAAGAACTGTCCTTCTAGAAAACCTTGAGAAAAGTAATCTAACCGTTGACGGACAGCTAGGTTTTGATAGCTCACAAGGTCTACTTGTCTTTCGCACTCAGCAAGGCGTTTCAGGCACAACAACTGTTCTTGATGGCGCAAATGTTGATGCTGGTACTGGCGTTACTATTACCAACTTAGGCACTGGCGGTACAGGCACAGAACCATTTACCTTCTCTATTGGTCAAGCTGTAGGTACGAGTGATAGCCCCACTTTCGGGAACATCACTGTCACAGGCACAGTCGATGGTCGTGACATTGCAACAAACATTCCTGCGTCACTCGGGACTGCGGGTCAGGTTTTAACAGTAAACGCAGGTGCAACGGCTGGCGAGTGGGCAGATGCTGCTGGTGGCGATGACGATGCCGTTTCAGTTACTATTGCTGGGTCAACCTACACGCTAGACCTTTCGTCTGGGCATATGTTTTACCCTTCTGCTGATGTTTTCGGAAACACAACATTTGCGCTTTCCAATATACCAACCACAAGTTTTGAGGGCAAAGTTCAATTTAGCTATACCGGCGGCACAATAACATGGCCTTCCGCATTTGAGTTCGTCGATGGAGTGGCTCCAACACTTGCGCCCAGTTACGATTACCTTTTTGAGTTTGACAAGATTAACAGCGCCACGAATATCAAAACAATTAATCACGGCAGGTTCAATTACTCAGGTTCCAAAACCTTCCCAGTTTTCATTGGATCGGGCGGTGTGGGTGAAAACAACGGCGGAAGCGGTTCTATTGATCTGACAGCACTGACTGGCGGCACATCATCGACAGCATCTGAAAATGACATTGTTGTAATTACTGTCCACTATGAAAGCGCATCGTCTGGCATACCAACAATGACTACCAGCGGCTATACGCAAATTGCTTCTGGTTCCGCTAGTGACACCCTAGACAGCCAAGTTGCTGTTTTTTACAAGATAATGGGCGGAACGCCTGACACGACTGCGGTTTATGCTGCGTCAGGCGATGTCGCTGGAGCAACTTCTGCAACGCTGATGGTATTTAGCGGCGTTGATTTGACCACTCCAATTGACGTTACGGCAACCACAACGAGTACGAGTAACACTGTAATTCCATCATTTCCGTCTATCACCGCATCGTCCAGTACCACAGGATCAATTCTAATCGGGGCGGCTGGTGGTGCGCATAACAGAGACACGGATGGATTGTATACAGACGCGGACAATCTATATGTTTCGTTTAGTTCGGCACCGGCAAATGACAGCGGCGACAGTGTAACTGGTATGGGCTTTCAGCGTATATCTGCCCCAAGCACGTCATTGACCCCTCCAGCTTTTGGTTTTGCTTTGCCAGATTTGGCTACATATTCTAACGTCTCTGCATCAATAATCTTGCGTGGCGCTACCTAATGCTTGGCTTTTCTCCACTTGCGTCAGCACCACTGGCAGATAGTGGCAGCGAATCCGTTAGCGTTTCCGTTACTGGATTATCTTCTACCGGGCAGATTGGTTCCGTCACAGTATCTGGGGATTCAATCGTCACTGTTACGGGCGCGTCATCAAGCGGCCTTGTAGGATCGGCGACTACTACTGGCACGGCATCTACTACAACCACGGGCGTACCTTCTGTCGGAGCGGTTGGCTCCGTAACAACCACCGGAGCCGCATCGGTTACAGCCACAGGTTCTTCTGCTTCTGGTGAAGTTGGTGAGCTTTCGTTCCCGAACGTCTTAGTTGATGTAACGGGTGTAACCTCTACAGGTCAGGTCGGCAGTCTATCTGTCTTCCCAGAACAAAACATAGTTGTTTCCCCGGTTGGAATATCTTCTACAGGTCAGGTCGGCTCTCCTACGGTAACGGCAGCGTCTACAACAACAGTCTCAGGCGTTTCGTCTACAGGTCAGGTTGGGTCGGTTAGTATAGAAGCAAGTGCTTCCGCTGGGGTATCGGGTCTTTCGTCTACGGGTGCAATTGGCTCTGCATCAGTTAAGACAGGGGCTTCTGTAGATGTACTAGGGGTGTCTTCTGCAGGTCAAGTTGGCACTGCGACTGTAGTCGTTTCTGAGAGTGTAAGTGTCCCAGTTACGGGTTCTGAAGCCACCGGAAACGTAGGCTCCGTCACAATAGCGAGTGGCACTGGAGTTAGTGTTACGATTACGGGGTTGGCCTCTACTGGTGGGGTTGGCAGTGTAGTTGCGAAGGCCGGAGCAGGGGTGTCTGCTACAGGCGTATCTGCCACCGGACAAGTTGGGTCAGTTACAGTAATTGTCGGAAGTACCAGTGTTACTGTAACGGGAGTATCTGCTACGGGCCAAGTAGGCTCCCCATTAGTTTGGGGCCGAATTGTCCCTGACGCCGGAACAAGCTATACACCTATATCGCCTAGTGCCGGAACAAGTTATAGTAATATACAGCCGAATCCGGGTACAAGTTACACGGGTATAGCGCCGAACCCCGAAACGAGTTATACTGACATCGAACCTAATCCCGGTACAAGTTGGGAAGAAGTCGCAGCGTAAGGATTTATCATGCCTAGTACATACACAGAT